CGTCTAAGAGACGGGCAACAAATCTAAGGCGTTCATCCATTTGGTTACACTCTTTCCACGGCATTTGGGTCCCCCCAAATGCCTAATTGTGTAACCTATGTGCCCGGAATATTTTGTAACCTATGTGCCGGGAAGTACACCTGCAATCACAACAAGTTACGCAACGTAGCGCGTCTGGGTCAACGCCGGGCGATTGCAAGGGCAGCCAAAACAGCAGCAATTGCTGCATCACCCAGGGCGCTCAGCTCATTTATCTGGAGATCAAGCACCATTTCAGATGGATTCTCCTCTTTGAGGGATCCTAGTTTCTTTGAGGGATCCTAGTTGGCGTTTCTTATACTAATAGCTTCCTCTACAGCGTTCGCTAGATGCTTAGAGATCCACTCATAGCGTTCTTTGCTGTTGCTACCGGCTGGGTCGTAGCACTTAACTATGGACGAGAGCTTTTTCCCGGTGCTGCCGTATCCGATTGATGAAAATGGATTCGCCCCTTTTGTCGAAACCTTCCCATCTCTGTTCTTTAATCCATGGATATGAATACCGACAACGCCTTTTCCGTCATCCCATCCTTTGATTATTTCGTGATTAATCCACTTGCGGCCAGCCGTGTTCGAACCTACTAACACAACTATGCACGACTTACCGTTCATCTGATTGGCAATCCATCTCTTGATTGCCGCGTCCCCGCCCTTTTTTACCGTCTCCCAATCGTTGTCTGAAGTAGGCTTGTTTCCATCAATCGCGCCGATGCTCCGTACGGTCGCCGCGCGCCAATTGTCGGGGAGGTAGTGAAAGCTGTAGAAGCAATTTCTTTTGGCCACTGACTGACCCTTAACGTAGCAGAATTAGCATCACAATCAGTATTGCACCGATCAGAACACCATGGAACGGAATTAGTGTCTTTGAGAGCGTTGCAGCCGCCCAGCCTTTAACGTCCTTAGGTACATCGCGAGTATCCATGGAGAAATCAATCTCATCCTCTTCCTTTTTGCGTACGCGATCATAGAGCTCTCTGTACACGCGCTCCTGCCAAAGAAAATAACCGTCGAGGCCCCAAAAGACGATTGCGGGTATGTAGGCCAGATAGACGAACGCCATTAAAGACTGCGCGGCAGATAACGCGAAAAGGGCCGCTACAAGTACAACGCTCCAACCCTTCAATAGGAACGAGTTTGTCGAAAGACGATTAATCGTTCCTTGGATAAACTCCAAATGTTTTAGCTTTCTGTCCATGGGCTCGTGCCTCACACGCTCCGACCAGAAACTCTACCAAGAAAGCGCCCCGTTGGCTTGCGGTGATAGCGTCCGTCGGAACTAGCCAGTGTTTGGGTTTGCGGATCTTTCTCTACTCGTTGTGTGCAGCGATTAGTCCAGTACTAGTAGTTGTGAACCCGAAGCCGTTTTTTCGAATTAGTAGTCTTATCGCGTCCGCGAGATCATTCCGCTTCCAACCAAAGCCCTGTTCTTGAGCCCACGCGTGCAGTGCGTCGAAGGTCGCGCCTGAATTGCCTAGGGAGAGCATGTGCTTCGCGAGTCGATATCTTTTGCACCCTTCTTGCGGCCAGCTAACTTCTCCGACCTTGGCGTCAAACGTATAACCACGCCGTTTGGGCTTCGCCGCCACCTCGATCGCCATCTCTACGTCTGCGTGAGCATTGGGGCTGAATGCCGTGGGCAGGGTGTCTATGGCTTCGAACAGCGCCTCGACACGGGCGACGGCGGTAGGTTTATCGCGAAACTTTCTAATGGGATGCTCAGGGTTCAGGTCGTTATGCAGGGCGACCAGTTCGGCGAGGGTCTTATCTTCCAGGTTCATCACTTTGCTCCATTTCTTTTTTTCGGATTCAGGTCGCGCCGCGACCCTTGTTATGAATCATTCCCCAGACTCTGCGGAAGACAACAAAGCAGATATTCCTGCATGACAGTTCTCAGTTCTTGTATTGGTCCTCGTCAAAAGCGCTTGAAAAACATATAGTTATAGACTTTACATGCGGCTCTGGAGGGGCTGGCTCAGATGACACCACCGAACCAGAACCCGGAGCAGATTGCGCGTGATCACATCGACAAGATGCTCTCGCTCTCTGGGTGGCTGGTTCAGGACAAAAAGGCCATCGACCTCAGCGCTGGGCTTGGAATTGCGGTTCGGGAATACACCACAGACGTGGGTCCTGCGGACTACGTTCTCTTCGTAGATAAGAAGCCAGTAGGAGTAATCGAGGCCAAGCCGGATACCTGGGGCCAGAAGATCACCGTTGTGGAAGAGCAGTCTGGCAACTATGCTGCCGCCCAGCTCAAGTGGGTCAACAACAAAGAACCTTTGCCCTTCGTCTACGAAAGCACGGCCGTAGTCACACGCTTCACTGACGGGCGAGACCCCAAACCACGTTCGCGGGAAGTGTTCAGTTTTCATCGTCCAGAGACCATGCAGGAGTGGCTGTCCAAGCCGCTTTCATTGCGGGCGCGCCTGCAAACGATCCCTCCACTGCCTCACGATGGGCTGCGAGATTGCCAGATCACCGCTATCGAAAAATTGGAAGAGTCGTTTAAGGACGATCGTCCACGCGCTCTGATCCAGATGGCGACCGGGTCGGGCAAGACCTACACCGCGATCACTTCAATTTATCGGCTCCTTAAACATGCCGACGCTAAGCGCGTTCTCTTTCTGGTCGACACCAAGAACCTGGGTGAGCAAGCTGAGCAGGAGTTCATGGCTTACCTGCCCAACGACGATAACCGGAAGTTCACTGAGCTTTACAACGTCCAGCGCCTCAAATCGTCATTCGTCGCCAATGACAGCCAAGTCTGCATCAGCACCATCCAGCGGATGTACTCACTTCTCAAGGATGAAGAACTCGACGAAGCTGCGGAGGAATCCAACCCTGCGGAAAGCATGGTGCACCCGAAGCAGCCCGTGCCAGTAGCTTACAACCCGAAGATCCCGCCGGAGTATTTTGACTTCATCGTGATCGATGAATGCCACCGCTCGATCTACAACCTGTGGCGGCAGGTTATTGAGTATTTTGATGGCTATCTGGTCGGCCTGACAGCAACGCCTGACAACCGAACCTACGGTTTCTTTCGCAAGAACATCGTCAGTGAGTATGACCACGAAAAGGCCGTGGCCGATGGTGTGAATGTCGGCAACGAGATTTACGTCATTGAGACTGAACGAACGAAGAAAGGCGGTACGCTAAAAACCGACCAGCTCATCGAGCGCCGGGAGAAAGTTACTCGGAGGAAACGATGGGAACGACAGGATGAGGATGAAACGTATTCGAGCAAGCAGCTCGATCGCGACATCGTCAACCCAGACCAAATCCGCACCGTCATCCGTACCTTTCGTGACAAGCTGCCAGAGATATTTCCTGGGCGTGCGGAAGTTCCGAAAACACTGGTCTTTGCCAAGACTGACAGTCATGCCGACGACATCATCCAAACTGTGCGCGAAGAGTTTGGACAGGGGAACGAATTCTGTAAAAAGGTCACATACCAGGCAAAGGAGGATCCTAAATCTGTTCTTGCCCAGTTTCGCAATGACTACAACCCGCGCATCGCGGTAACCGTCGACATGATCGCTACCGGTACGGACGTAAAGCCCCTGGAATGCCTGTTGTTCATGCGGGATGTAAAGAGCCGCAACTATTTTGAGCAGATGAAGGGGCGCGGAACGCGCACCTTAGATTACGACAATTTAAAGAAAGTCACGCCATCAGCAACCAGTGCAAAGACGCACTATGTGATTGTAGATGCGATCGGCGTGACCAAGTCGCTGAAGACGGCCAGTCAGCCGCTCATCACCAAACCAACTGTCCCGCTTAAAGACCTTGCTATGGGCGTGATGATGGGTGCGCGGGATGAGGATACAGTCAGTTCTCTGGCTGGGCGGCTCGCGCGTCTGAACAACCAGCTAGATTACGACGAGCAGGCGCGTATTCGCGAGAAAGCAGACGGCGTCGATCTCCATCAGATTATTGAAGGCTTGTTGTCGGCAATTGATCCTGATCGCGTTGAGGCTAAAGCGCGCGAGATCGAAGGTGTTAATGAGGCTATAGAGCCAACTGAAGAATCACTTCAGAAGGCCCAAGACCAACTCGTTGGCGAAGCCGCAAGCGTATTCAATGGCGAACTGATCAATCTGATCGACGGCATACGCCGTGACAAAGAACAGACTATCGATCACGAGAGTCTAGACACACTAACCCGTGCTGAGTGGGAAGGCGACGCCGAGGAGAACGCCAAACAAATGGCGCAAGACTTCCAGGAATACCTGGAGGCTAATCGCGATGAAGTCGAAGCGCTGACCATCTTCTACTCCCAGCCGCACCGGCGCAGTGAGCTGACCTACGCCATGATCCGCGAGCTTTTTGACCGGCTGAAAACTGACAAGCCAAAGCTAGCGCCGCTCCGTGTGTGGCGTGCCTATGCCCATCTCGATGAATACAAGGGCGATGATCCGACCAGCGAGCTGACAGCGCTCGTTGCGCTAATTCGCAGGGTGTGCGGAATCGATGCGAGATTGTCTCCTTACCGGGAAACGGTGCGTAAGAACTTCCAGAATTGGGTAATGGCGCATCACAGCGGCGGCGGTGAGAAGTTTAACGAAGAGCAGATGGAATGGCTGCGCATGATTCGCGATCACATCATCAGTTCGTTCCATATGGAGCGGGACGACCTTGAAATGGCGCCGTTCGATGCCCAAGGAGGCATGGGGAGGATGCACCAGCTGTTTGGTGATCAGATGGATGCAGTGATTGGCGAGTTGAATGAGGTGTTGGCGGGCTAAATGGCACTAGGACTTTCACCAGCGGAGATAGTCGCTAAAGAAGAGTACCAACTGCTTGTTAAGGCTGATCATTGGGAGCGTGTGTTGCTTTCAGATGTTGCTCATGTCCAAAACGGATTTGCGTTCAAATCAGAGTTTTTCGATCGAGACGAAGGTGTTCCCCTCATTCGCATTCGTGACATTTCAAAGCTGGACACAGAACACCGTTTCAATGGGGACTACGACGATCAGTATGTGATTGGCACAGGTGACTTATTGATAGGAATGGATGGTGATTTCTTGGCCGCGCGTTGGAAAGGAGGCAAGGCACTACTAAACCAACGTGTGTGCAAACTAGCCCTTAAGGGTGAGAACTATGACGAGCACTTTTTCTTTTACTGTCTGCAGCCATATCTGAACGCGATCAATGCAGAAACGTCATCCGTTACGGTAAAGCATCTTTCATCGAAAACTATTGAAGCGATCCCGCTTCCACTGCCTCCTCTGCAAGAACAACACCGCATCGTCGCCAAAATCGAAGAGCTTTTCTCCGAACTCGACAAAGGCATCGAAAGCCTCAAGACCGCGAGGGAGCAGCTTAAGGTCTATCGCCAAGCTGTGCTCAAACATGCATTTGAAGGCAAGCTGACGGAGCAATGGCGGGAAGAGAACAAGGACAAACTCGAAACTGCAGATCAGTTATTGACGCGTATCAAGCAGGAACGGGAAGCGCGGTATGAAGAGCAGCTAGAGGAGTGGAAGGCTGCGGTTAAGGCTTGGGAATTGGCAGGTAAGCAGGGTAAGAAACATGCGAAGCCGAAGAAGCCTAAATCTCTGGCGGCCGTTGGCGAGGAGGATATCCATGGGTTCCCCGATCTTCCTGCTGAGTGGGCACATTCTCGTTTAGGTGAGCTAATAGATGAACCCAAGTACGGGACATCGAAGAAGTGTGACTACGAAAGCGATGGCATGGCTGTACTTAGGATTCCAAATGTCGCGCGCGGCGTTATTGATTCAACTGACCTAAAGTACGCTCAGTTCGACGATGATGAGATAGAGACTTATCGGCTAAGAAGGGGTGATGTTCTCACCATTCGTTCAAATGGAAGTATCTCGCTCGTCGGAAAATGCGCGATAGTTTCGGAGTCAGAAGAGCGTTTCCTCTACGCGGGATATTTGATTCGACTACGACCGAATAAGCGCCTGCTCGCATCGGAGTATTTGACAGCAATTCTATCTAGTCACCTTCTTAGAACGCAGATCGAACAACGCGCTAAATCCACAAGCGGTGTTAACAACATCAATTCCGGGGAGCTACAAGACCTGATTGTTCCAGCATGTGGTATCTATGAACAAGTCGAAATAGTAGAGAAGCTTGGTAGTGCCTTATCTGAGATCGACGCGACAGAAGCTGAGATTGACGCGCAGCTTCTGCGTTCAGAGTCACTTCGACAGAGCATTCTGAAAAGGGCTTTTTCAGGGCAACTCATCGCGCAGGACTCCGACGATGAACCCGCATCCGTTTTGTTGGAACGAATCAAATCCGAGAAGACGGTTGACGCGAAAACCAGAAAGAAGAGAACCAAGAATAAGGACATCGCATGAGCACAGCACCAATAGTTTCCAAGGTCTGGAGCTTCTGCACGACGCTACGCGATGACGGCGTAAGCTACGGTGATTATCTGGAGCAGCTGACCTACCTGATCTTCCTGAAGATGGCGGATGAATACAGTAAGCCGCCCTATAGCCGCGATGTCGGAATTCCTCCCGAGTACAACTGGCAGAATCTGAAAGCCAAACGCGGCGCTGAATTAGAAGGCCATTACATAGAGCTGTTGCGCGCCTTGGGCCAGAAGAAAGGCATGCTCGGGCAGATTTTCACCAAGGCCCAAAACAAGGTTCAGGATCCAGCGAAGCTATATCGTTTAATCGACATGGTCGACAGCACCCAGTGGGCGATGATGGGCGCGGATATCAAAGGTGATATCTACGAAGGGTTATTAGAGAAGAACGCTGAAGACACCAAGTCAGGCGCTGGCCAGTACTTTACACCGCGCGCTCTGATCCGCGCGATGGTCGAATGTGTGCGACCGGAGCCTAGTAAGAGCATTGCTGATCCAGCCTGCGGAACCGGCGGCTTTTTCCTTACGGCCTACGACTTTATTGCCGATCCTGAACACTACAAGCTTGATAAGAAGCAGAAAGACTTTCTTAAGCACAATACGTTTCACGGCAATGAGATTGTGGCTAACACGCGCCGTCTTTGTCTCATGAACATGTTCTTGCACAACATCGGAGAAATCGATGGCGATGCTTTGATATCTCCGAATGACGCCTTGGTGGCAGCGAGCGAGCAGTCTTACGACTACGTACTCGCGAATCCTCCCTTCGGTAAGAAAAGCAGTATGAGTTTTACGAACGAAGAGGGTGAGCAGGAGAGAGACGACCTCACGTACAACCGGCAGGACTTTTGGGCGACCACATCAAACAAGCAGCTCAACTTCGTTCAGCACATTCGTACGATGCTCAAGACCACGGGGTGCGCTGCGGTGGTAGTGCCTGACAACGTGCTTTTTGAAGGTGGTGCTGGCGAAACAGTGCGTAAGAAGCTGTTGGAGAACACTGATCTGCACACGATCCTACGACTACCAACTGGCATCTTCTACGCGCACGGCGTGAAGGCGAATGTGATCTTCTTCGACAATCATGAAGCGAGCCCGGAACCGTGGACGAAGGAGGTCTGGTTTTATGATTACCGGACGAACGTGCATCATACGCTCAAGAAAAAGCCGCTCAGGTTTGAAGACTTGATGGAATTCATTGAGTGCTACAACCCCGAGAACCGCCACAAGCGAAAAGCGACCTGGGATGCTGAAAAGAATCCGGAAGGTCGGTGGCGCAGTTTCACACGGGAAGAATTGGCTGCACGGGACAAGACCAGTCTTGATGTTTTCTGGCTAAAGGACAAGAGCCTCACTGATTTGGACAACCTGCCAGAACCCGATGACCTGGCTGAGGAGATCATCGAGAACCTGGAGGCTGGATTGGAGAGTTTTCGGCAGGTGCTAGACGGGCTTCAGGCCGCGTCATAGTCTCCGGGTGGTCGGGTAAGAGGGTTGACGCGGACCCTGGGGGAGCAGGGTGACCACCGGAGATTCCCCAGAGTCCGCGCAATCGGGTGAGCCGATTTGGCGCTTCCATGTCCGGACCAAGGTTGTTGGTCCTCCTTGGACGCGTCTGCCTGACACCGTTTCAACAGCGCAGCGCTGCCATCGACCCTTTGTTAGCGACGCCGATAATCACCGCCGTAAGGAGGAAGGCAGACGCTGTTAAGCCGATAGCCGCTCGTCATCTTTCTTCAGACGCTCAGCGAGTGGCGGTGAATCCTTGGTCAATCTCAGGCCCGGTAGGGAAACCTTGAAGCTTGCAAAGACGGTCGGCGCGTGGAGCTGCAGAGACCGCAGCACGTTGAATCGCAGTTGACGCCCGCCCAGCCGACGGATGGTGGGGTCAATCTTCGCGTTCACGCTGTCGACCTCCTGCATGGTGGACGCAAGCTCGGCCAGCTTTATCTCAAAGGCGATCATGGTTGCTTCCACTTCACCCGCTTGCTTGCCCTGCTTCTTGAGCAGCGCTTCGCGCTCCTTGCGGAGCTTTGCCAGGGTGTCTTCGTGGTCGCGGGCTTCGGCCTCAGCCAGCCGCTCCTGGGCAATGCTCAGCGCCACCTGAGTCTCGTGGATGGTGCGCTCGGCAGCCTCCACTTTGACTCGCGCCTCATTGACCAGAGTTTCGTCACCGTCAAATCTGGCGTCAGCCAGTTCCTGCTGGGCTTGGCTCAGGTCGGCCACAGCGGACTGCTGCTCGTCCTGCAACGCGGTGATGCGGTCGCGGATCTCGTTAATTGATTTCGGTTTGAACATGGATGGTTCCTCCGGTTTCTCTAGGGAGTGGTGCTAGCCCAGGGGCGGCTAGCTGTACTCGTACGCAACCTGATACGCCTGCTGGTACAGACGGTCGGTCCGCGCCAGTCGGTCATGGGTCTCGTACTCGGGTTCGTCGTCGAGGCGCAGGTCTTCCACGCGCTTCTGAATCATGTCCTCGGCCATCTGCTTCTGGCGGGCACGGTGGTCTGCGTCAGCGAACTTCTTGGAGCGTCCGGGCTTCTTGATGCCGCCAGGACCGTTACGTGTGCCGGGGGTGATCTTGATGTCGTCGTCCTCTTCGTCGTCATCGTCGTCGGCTTTCTCCCCGGCAGGCGTGCCTTTGGTGTCGAGTCCGTCCATCTTGTCGCGGCGCTTGCCCAGGGCATCCTGCTCCAGAGACTTCTGAAACAGCGCGTTGTACTGCGGGTCGTGTGCGAGCGAGCACGCAGCCTCAAACAACGACACACCGTGTTCCTCGGCGTAAGCCTTCTCCATGGCGTCCATGGCTGCTTCTGGTTTTGCGTTCTTCATGATGGCGGCCAATGCGGGTGCTTGGGCTGGGGTGTCCACGGCGGAGATCTCCTTGATGATGAAGCGGCGCATGATGTTCTTGCGAGTGCCGGGCTCAGGCTCGGACAGGACCGCCGGTGATTTGGTGAAGGTGTTCACTGGTTGGTTTCCTCTTGTTTTGTGACTAGTTGCGGTGGCGGGTAGCGGCGCTGACGTTGGCGCTTGGCTTCCTCTGCAATCTCTTCATCCATTTGGTCGAGCACTGCACCCCATTCCGGATCCAGAACGCGAAGCTGGTCGATAATCCGGTCGGCTTCTGCTTCCAGCTTGCGGAACATCAGGCGGTGGTTGGGGCTGAAGCCTAGGTACTCCTCGCCGGTGATCGGCCAGCACTTCCTCAGTAGGGCAAGGCACATCCCTGACTGCTTTGTCGTGATTGCGTCCAGACGGCTGCGCAACACACCAGCGCGAATTGCTGTTGCATCGTTGATGTCCACTACGGTGTTGTCGGTCACGCGCTGCGCCTCTGGATGAATGCGCGAAGCTGCTCGGTGATCTCGTTGTGACGCTCGACCAACGCAACCACGGTCACCGGGTCGCCGATACCGCAGACGCGGAAAAGGGACTCGGCGATAACGGCTTCAGCCTGTTCGCGGAGCAGGCTGTATGCCTCAGCGCCGTAACGAGAGACAAACAGCGCTTCATATTCATCGAGCTGGATGCTCATGGCTGAAATTCCAGGACCGCACTGAAAAACGGGTCGGCGGGCCAATTATTTATCTCATACCAATCGAGGATGATCTGGCGCAGGTGCAGGTATTCGGCCTTGGACGTCTCGTACAGCTCAACAACGTCGCGCTCTGCGTGCCCTGCTACAACGTCGGCGTGCAAGCGCTCAACCGCAGGCATGAGGTAATTGATCGTCACTCGGGCAGACAGGTAGTCACCGGGGTCGGGGGTGGGGGCTGGTCGCTCCTCCGGGGCAGCTGATTGCATGGTGTTGTTCCGTGGTGGTCTTCATCGACGAATCATTCCGCACGAGGGTCGGAGGACAATTCCCTAGCGAACTGCTGTTTGGCTGCTGCCCAGGGGTGGGGTAGGGCCTAGACCTGTTTGGTGCAATGCCGGTTGCCGGCTGACTTAGGCGGAGGTGGCGTCAGGAAAGGATGCCAGGGTCGTTGCGTCCGTAAGTGCGCCGCATGACCTCTTCAATGATCGCTTTGCGTGAGCCCACAACAGGCGGCGCGATGAACACGCGTTTTGGTGGCTCGGGTTCTGGTTCAGGCTGCTCAGGCTCATCGGCCGTGGTCGTGTCACCACACTGCGTTGGCTCATTCGTTACCAGTTCCAGGGTGGGTGGTTCAGGCTCTGGCTCGGGTTCAGGCTCTGGTTCAAAGAACGGTGGTTCGCTGAATTGGGCGAGCGCGGTCTCGTATTCCTCTACAGTCTCGGAGCGGAGGGTTTTGCTGAGGGTGTCGGCGTTGTGTTCGAGGTAGCGGTGCTGCTGGGTGGCGCGTTTTTCCAGGCTGTTCCGATAAACAGGCTCAATGTCCAGAGGCGTGAGCTCGCACTTCTCCAGGTGTGGGACCAGTGCCGCCAGGCGGGCGGAATCGGATTTCTGGGCAGCTATGTGCTTGATCCAGTCCTTGTTGTTGCGCCACCAGCGCGCGCCGCGTTGGCGGGTGTAGGCGTTTTTGGAGAAAAAGCCCAGGGCGGCCAGCTTGAGCAGGAGCGGCTGGGGCAGGTCGGCGGCTTCGGAGATTTGGATTGCCGAGAGTAGGTTCTCCTGTTCCTCCGCTGAAGCGGTGGCAAGCCAGTTCGGTCGGGGGCGACCCTGCTGCTTCGCGACTAACTGGCGAGCAGTAATCTGGAGGTTGAGGTCCTCCAGGGTTTCACGTGCATCGGCGATACGTGTGTCAGTGCGGCTGTCCATTGGCGGGCACCAACTCCTTCTGCAACACGTCGATGATGTCGGCGTCGGTCATGGTCTCGCGCTGTGGGGCGGGTAGCTCGGCACGGTACATGCGCACCAGCTTCTCGCGTTGCCTGTCGTCCAAGGTTTCGAAGCTGACGCTGAGATTTACATCGACCTCTCTGCGTTCGTTGACGGTGACAGTCTTCTCTACGTCCAGGCGATTGCCCCATTCCTCGCGGTTGGTTACCCGCAGCATGTCCCGGAGCAGGAGGTCGCTGTAGCGGCGGCGTTCCCCAATCTGTTCGCCTTCTTTGTTGAAGATTGGCTCAGACACGCCTTCCACAGCTCGGCGGATGGCTTCGGGTTCCAGTACGTTCTCCGCGAATGCGCGCCGGGCATCCAGGCAGGCTTCCCTGAACGCGGGATCCTTACGGCGTTGCACCCGGAAGGTCGAGTCGGGGTCCACGCTGGCGTCCGGATCCTGGCCCTCTAGGGCGACGAGGGCGCGTGCAGCGCGGCCATAGGCCCCAGTCTGCCGGAGGGCCTGTAGGTAAGCCTCTCGACGTTGCTCGGGCGCCAGGGTGGGGTATGCAGTGTTGCTGGTAGTCATGGAGGGAATTCTGTCGTTCAAGGAGGGTAGGGACACGCCCGTTTTCTTAGGTGTCGTGCTGCTGTATTGCTGCCGTTTGGCGTTCCGTCTGCGGCACCAGGCCCAGGGAGGCTGTTCGCATATGGCATTGCGGGGAGTTGACCTCCGGCTTGGGTCGGCGGTGGTTGGGTTGGAGAATCCTATGTTCCCGCGTGCGTGCGTGGGGATCGGTAGGGCACGGGCGTGGGGCGGGTGCGTTCCTGCTTCATAGCTTACCGTTCCGGCGAACGTTCCCCGCCCAGGGAACGCCGTAAACCCATGTCGTCACAGGGGTTCTGGGGTGAGTTCTCCCCGTTCCCCCCTTAAAGAAGAAGAGAGGTATGGGAGAAGAGAGCTGCCACCACCTGGGCTCTCCTTGACCCCTCTATAGCAAAACCCCGGTTCGGAACGGAACGGGGGAACGGCGGGCCGCTTTTTCGAACGAATTGAGGAACTTAGGGCGTTCCTGCCAAGGGGTGCAACCCGATCCCGTTCCTCGCCTGCTTTGATCTCACCGGAGATCGGGGTGAGGAACCCTCAGAAGGGCAGTTCGCTATCAATCCTCACCGAGTCGCCAACCCGGTTCACTTTCAGCGGTGTCGACCGCTGATGGTCTGTTCCGCGTACGTAACACCAGGTTGGCTTGCCGTCGATGCGGAGCCGCTTTCTTTCCCAGCCCAGTTCGCGCATGGCATCACCAAGCCGCTGATTGTCGTTCTGAGTCTGCCTTCCGCCAGGTACTCCGACGAGATCCCAAGCATCGGAGACCGGCAGCTTGCCATTCAAGTCGCCGAGCAACTCACCGATGAGATCCACCCAAGGATCCCGCACCACACGCTCCTCCTGGGCCTCAGTCGCTGCATCGTATAGTGCAGGGTCCAGCCGAATGCCTTCCCCATCAGCCTCTGCAGCGGCAGCCTCAGCCCAGAGTTGATCACGTACAGCGCGGAGCCCTTCGATATCAAACGTCCCGGTTGCAACTGGCCAGAATCGGCGGTTTCCCGTCGAGTCTTTCAGGTACTTATCAGCGTTTGTCGTGCCGAAGAACACACACTGCCGGGGCAGCTCCAGGGTCATCCGGCCGTAGGCCATGCGTGCCCGGTCCACTTGCCGGGAGAGGACGGACTTCACATGTTCGACCTCGCCCTTACGCATACCATTCAGCTCCGCCGCCTCTACGATCCAGCGACCACGAAGCCGCTCAATGAACTCAGCCGTCTTCGCGTTCAGCGGAAGGTCGTCGGTAAACCAGTCGTCATTGCCTGCCAGCACAGCCAGTGCGGTGGACTTCAGGGATCCCTGAGGTGATTCCAGTACTAGCATTTCATCGAACTTGCACCCCGGCCTCCTAATGCGGCGCACGGCGGCCACCAACATTAGCCGAGAAACCGCCCTGACAAATGGCGTGTCCTCTGCTTCACCATACTGAATCAGCCACTCACCCAGCCTGGGGGTTCCGTCCCAGGTCAGGCTGTCGAGGTAATCTCGCACCGGGTGGAACTTGTTGTGAAAACGCGCGAGGTGCATCACGTTTTCGAACCACCAATCCTTCCCGCAGCGGAGTTTGAAGAGCTTGTTCGCCAGCAGCCGCAGGTCTTGCATTTCTTCGTCCTGCATCGGCCCATCGTTCAACAGGTATCGGCCAGCAAACTCGTCGTATTGCACCTGCGCGTTCAGGCGGAGCAGCGCTACCTGAATGTTGCGCATCTCCTGCGGCACGGGAACGCCGTGCTTGTCAGTGATGAACTGGTCGGCCTCCGGTGTGGGTGGGGGATGCAAGGCGCCACCTGCCGCCACCGCCTGACTCTCCGCCTCCTCAGACACCGCTTCCTGCGCGCGGCGAATCTGACGCTCCAGGTAAGCCTTAATGGTGGGAGCTGATCCATCGCCCTGGCTGCGAACGTGCTGACTGACTGGCACTTCTGGATGCACGAGCACGGCTGCAATCGCGGCATCTTCCAGTTCCGCCCGGACCAGCGCACAGGCGACGTGGTAAAGCACCTCAGAGCGATCACAGGTCGCGTCCCAACTATCGGGGTCAATCTTCTCTGCCTTCGTCCAGCGCGTCAGGTCATGCGGGTCATAGCCAAGTCGTAGCGCGAGCTTGCTCGTGTCCGGCAACAGCCCTTCAACCTCGTCCAGGTTCACGTCAGGCAGGCCGTCCAGCTGCACTCGAACGTTCGGAGCGGGTGTTCCCGGTACCGGGGCAACGCTCTGCGCCTGGGCTCTTTCAAACCGCTCCAGCGGGTAGATGCGGTCGGGGTCACGCGTGGCGCAAAAACCCAGTTCGGTTACCACAGGAACTCGACCACGCGCACGCTTTCGCTTGTCCGGCCAGTTCACGGTCCCCGGCAGGCGCATAAGTCGATCGATGTTATGGCAGTTATCGCCGCCAAGTGCTTGCTCCAGGCGCTGGTTATAGAGCGCGGCGTCTGCTGGCGTCGTATCACTACCGTCCAGCGAAATCGGTTCTCTCAGCTTCCAAAAGCCCTGCCAGCCACCGCCGCTGAAAACTGTAACGGTAGGCATCGGGTCGACGCTGACGAGCAGCTCGCGCAGCCGGTTGATTTCCAAATCGCGGTTCTCGCCAACTCGGGGGTCAAGGTCCACATGAAGATAGTGAACCGCAGTGATGTCCTCCCGCCTGGCCTTCTTCGTTAGCCGCCCACGCACCGGATTCACATGAAAGTACAGATTGCGTTTCCCGACCCAGCGCTGCAGCCACTTGAAACAGTCGTCAGGTTCGTTTGGGTAAAAAGTCCTGGTTTCGATCTTCCGAGAGTCGGGGCAGATCGCGGTCAGGCACCACGGGCTTTCGGGGTGAAATTCTCTTAGAAAATCGAGCGTGACGTCGAGGTCGAATTTCAGCGACTGTGGAATATTGTCTTCAGCGCTAGCTGCGCCATGATTTGGTTCAGACATGGTCTTAACTCCTTACGCATGTCCGGCGGTCTGGTAAGCCGCCTTTCAGAGTGGAAATTCATTGGTTTCTCCTTTTCTGAATTCAGGCCGCGCCCATCCGGGTTAGCGGCCTTTCTTTTGCCTGCGAGGGTTTCTGTGCAGGCTGAGTTCACGCGACGGCCTCCGCACGCTTGTCATCCCACCACTGCTGCAGGTCGCTTCCAACCCAGCGGTAGGTGCGTTCTCCAAGGCGTACAGGTTCGGGAAACGCGCCGATTTGTCGGCGGCGATAGAGTTGGAAGCGCGACATTTTCAACATCACGCATAGTTCCTGCAGGTCATATAATCGATTTTCGAAGTTCATGCGTACCTCGTGCTATTGAGTGCGAATAGAATCCTGGTGTGCCCATCCTCCGATAGGCAACACCAGGATTGATTGGTTATGCCGAACTCTCGGCGTCGGGGTGATTGTCAGAGACAATCGGACCGCTCGGTGTGAGCATCAGCCAGATTTCACCGTTATCGTCAGTATGAAACTTGTACTTCACCTTGCGACCCAGCGCCGTTCTCTTGGGAAGGAACGCATCTAGAAAGTCGCTCAACCAGAGCCAATCCCGGGCAGCCTGATGGTGTTCGTCACCATAATCACCGTAAAAGGCGACCTGCATCTCGATTAGATCGGTTTCTGTGAAGATTTTCGGTTCTTCGATTTGAAAGCTCATTGGTTCATCTCCTTTAGATTGATTACGGAAGGCATCTTCACAATGCTGGTTAGTTCATCTGCCCAGCGCTGAACAGCCGAGACCTTCTCCATGTGCAGGTCGCGCACGTCGTAGCGCCGTTCCAGGTCGCCTCTGGCATGCCCGATGACTGCCTCGCGGACCTCAAAGGGAATGTCGAGACTCAAGCGGCTACGCAAGGTCACACGGTAGTCGTGATGGGCGCGGTGTTTGGCTAGCGGTTTACCTCCGTTGATTTCGGTGCACTTGTCGCGGAGCCGTTTGGCGAAGCGGTGCCAGCCGCTGATGGGCACGCGTCCATAGGTAGTACTGAAGACGTACTGCCCCTGACTTCCCTTGGGCACTTCCAGGAGCAGCTCCACAGCCTGGCGGGGTAGGGCGAGATCAAAATTCCGCAGTGACTTGAACCGCTCTGCAGGGATATGCACGGCAGCGCCGGCCAGGTCTACTTCCGACCATACCGCGTCTGCCAGCTCGTCTCGTCGTGCGCCAGTCAGTAGCAGCAGCTTCACCAAGATGCCGTAGGGATAGCCCAGGGAGCTTGCAGCCGACCAGATGACGCGTAGCTCGGAGTCGGTGAATTCTCGCCCAACGGGCTCCTTGGGCATCTTGGAGACTGATCTCAGCCTCATTCGAAGAAACGGATTGGCTAGGACTTCACCTCTGTCGTAAAGCCAGTTGTAGAGCGAGACTATGTGCTTCCGAGTTTCCAGCGCACGGCTTGCAGACCGTTTATGCACCAGAGTTTCGAGGTGTTCGAGTACCTCAGCGCGCGTCAGATCGTCGAACCTGCGTGAACCAAATTCCGGCAGGAAGTACAGGCGCATTGTGGCTTCGTACATCTGCCAGGATTTGATGCTCGACTTGAGCAGATCCCTGTACTGATTCGATTTCTGGTGAACGGTGCCCGATGGCTGCGGTGCTCGCACGGTCTCAGGCTCAACGAGCTGTCCATTTACCCAGGCCCAGCCGCGAGGGTCCCTGCCTGCATTAGCAATACCCCTTAGGGCGCTGGTGAAGCTCCGGGCGTCGGCGAGGCTCAGTCCGGGGTACTCGCCGATTTTGCGGTCCCGCTGCGTTGGTGCATATTTTTGCCCACTGTGAACGCTGAATTTTGCGCAGCGTGAACACCATATTTTCTCAACTGTGAACACCTAATTTCGTCGGAGCGTGAACACTTTTGCCGTTAGACAAAAACGAGTGTTCACGCCCGGCAAAATTT